TGCCCAGACGTGGCACAAGATATGGCAGTGGTCGAACAACCCCGGTATGTACCCTGAGGGCGGGAAGCTGTACAAGCAACTGGATGAACTGCGGAAGGCTGTACTCCCCCACTGGGAGAAGTATCTGAAGTCCAAGGGGGTCCATGACCTTAATCCCCACCAGCATGGCCACAGCACCACCTACTACCTCACGGGGTTCGGGAAGGGTGACCAGTACGCCAACAATGAGTTCATCGCTGGCCTGTTCTCAGGCGACCAGCAGTTCCTCGATTTCCTCAACAGCATCCCCTACAAGGGACAGCAGACGATTCTGGGGAAAATCTGGGATGTGATCTCCAAGGTTGTCTTTGGTGCGAAGGATGGTACTGCTCTGGCAGAACTCTCCAAGATCGTGGACAGGACCATGGATGTCCCCATGACGGTTCAGACGATCGACTACATGAGCGGACATACGATCCCCATGATGGCCACCAACTTCCAACCTCAACTGGGAGTACCAATGGCTGTGGCTCAGGCTGCTACCAATGGGTCCGTACCGACTGTGTGGGGATGGGGTCTGGGCCTTGAGAACCGCCTGCTGGGAAGCAAAGCGGCACAAGCTATGCACGGCGTCCGGGAACTGGCAGCGAAGATATTCCAGACCACGATCGGATTCGCAGATCACTCAGTGGTTGGGCACAGCGCATGGGACCACGCCAACCACCTTCGCAACAAGTGGGGCAGCACCATTCAGGATTCGGAGAAGAAGCACTTCCTCGAATACGCCAAGAGTACCCCGGCCCTGAAGCGAGCAGAAGCCTATGAGAAGTTCAATACAGAAGTCTGGGAAGCATCGCGTGGCATGGGGCAGAACCATCACCCTGCCGTCACGGCCCATGCAGCCACCATCAGGAAGCTGCTGGACAACGACATCCGGGAAGCTATCAACAACCCCTCAGGTCTCTACGGGGGCACGAAGCGGTCCTTGGTGAGCCGTGAGGTCTTCGATCCCGTTACTGGTACGAAGAAGATTGTGGGTGAACTGGAGCAAAACACCTCCTACTTCCCCCGCAAGAACGATGCAGTGAAGTGGAACAGTGTGGTGGCCACCAAAGGCCGTGACGCTGTCGAGAAGTTCTACGGTGATGCGTTTGCAGCAGCCAATCCCCACATCTCCCAGCAGTACGCGGAGAGGTTCGGTAAGTGGTACGTCAAGGCTTTTGAGTCGGCTCGGGTCAACAAGGATCAGGATCTCATCTCTGGACTTCTTCAGGGGCGGGACCTCGATGCCATGCGTGAATCCCTGATGACCCATGGGGGCTTCACGGCCCACGATGCGGACACGATCATTCAGGGGATGAAGCCTGTTGATACGGACAAGGGTGCTGTCACCAGCAACCTGAAGCACCGGAACTTCATCGATGAGTCTTATGTCGATGGCGTCACTGGGCTGTCCCTCAAGGACTTCGTGGACACGAACGCTACGCGAGTGATGCGTGGGTATGTGGATCGGCAGGCTGGAGCAATCTCCGCTGCACACCACCTCGACATCTACAAGCAAGGCGATTGGTCCGCTGCTCTGGCTAAGGCCACATCCCCCGGCCTCGGTACGCATCTCACAGAGGCGCAGATCGAGGAGATGCGTACCCTGCTCCAGTTTTCCTACGATCGCCTTATTGGTGTCCCGGTGGAGAACCCCACAAAGGTCGGGAAGGTCATGGAGATGTTCCGCAACTTCAACGTGATCCGACTGATGGGTGGCGCTGTCTTCAACCAGATGAGTGAGATGGGGCAGGTGCTTGGCTCCCTTGGTCTTGGTGTGGTCAGCAGGGCTATTCCTGAGTACAGCAGACTTAAAGCTGCGATCAAGGCAGGGGCTGCTACGGACGAAGCGAAGTTCTTTAAGGACCTCTACGATGGCGTGGGGGCTACCCTGACAGAACGGATGGACTTTGGTGCTTCAGATGACTGGGTCAAGCTGACTGGTCAGAACGACACCTTCACCAAGTCCCTCGACTGGCTCGACAACGGGCTGCGGAAGGGTGCGTCAGGTCTGCTGAAGTACACAGGCATGACGAAGCTGACTGCTATCCAGCGCAAGGTTCACGCAACGGGCATGGTCAACCACATCATGGACCTCGCTCGCACTCAGACTGTTCGGACCTCTGCCGGTGGGACAGTCAATGTTGGGAAAGAGTCCGCGCTGTTCTCCAAGGAGCGGCTCGCTTGGATGGGCATGACTGAGGCTGACTTCACAGCACTGAAGTCTGCCCTGCTGAAGCATGAGAAGGCAGACAAGTCCACGATGTGGGCGAAGATGCAGCAGGATGATCCTGACCTGTACGCCAAGCTGATCACAGCGATTCACCGTGAGTCGAAGCGGGTGGTGCAGGAGAACGATCTGGGGTCCATGGTTCCGATCATGGGCAAGGGGGCAGCACAGACCTTCTTCCAATTCCAGAACTTCGCCTTCCAAGCGTGGAACAAAGCCATGCTCCATGGGATGCACCAGCGGGATGGGGTGGCCTTCGCACAGATGGCTTACACCTCGATGTTCGGCTCACTGGTCTACATGGCCCGTCAGCAGGCCCAGTCCATGGGAATGGATGAGACTACCCGTGCCGAATTCATGGAGAAGCAGTTTAATCCGGTGAAGGTATCTATAGGTGGTGGCATCTTCAGGACCGCTCAGGCCTCACTGATGCCCAACATTGTCGGAACCGTCTTGCCGACTGATTGGCTTCAAGGGACCAAGACGACAAGTGATGTCACCTCGATCTTCTCAGCGCCTGCTGTGCAGACCGTGAAGGCTGTTGGCTCCATGATCAAGGACCCTATGAGAGCAGCACTCGATGATGAGTACCAGATCGCTCAACGTGATGTGAAGCAGTGGTCACGACTAATCCCCTTCAACAACTTCTTGGGACAGTCGCTGATCGGGAATTTCCTCGCAAAGGATTTCCCTTCTAGCAACAACGAATAAGGCGGGATCGGGGAGTACCCCTCCCCTTTCCCTCCTCCCCCTCTTACAGGAACCCAACATGGCCTTCTCAGTTGTCCGATATGTCGGGAACTTTGTTCAGACCACATTCACTCTTCCGTTCGGCTACATGATCACCTCTCACCTCACGGTGACCGTGGGTGGTGTGCAGAAGATCGAAGGGGTGGACTACACGGTGAGCGGAAGCACGATCACGTTCACCACTGCACCAGCTACCGGGGACTACATCGTCATTCGACGTAAGTCAGGTCAGGGTCAGTTGATGACTGAGTACCAAGACGGGATCACCCTCACGAAGGGCGCTCTTACCGTTGACTCTACGCAAGCCTTCTACATGGCCCAAGAGGCCCTCGATGGTCAAGGCAGCGATGAGAACCTGAACCTGTCCACACTGGGCAGCTTCTACGATGCACGGGGCCAGCAGATCAAGAATCTGGCTACCCCTACGAACACCACAGACGCAACCACGAAGGCCTATGTGGACGCTGCGGTTGCCACTTTCTCTACCGGCTCTGGGTATGTACAGAAAGCTGGTGACACCATGACGGGTGCGCTCACGCTTGCTGCAAACCCCACCACGAACCTTCAGGCTGCTACGAAGCAGTACGTTGATGCTGGGTTTGTACAGAAAGCTGGTGACACCATGACGGGTTCGCTAACGCTTGCAGCAGACCCCACCACGAACCTTCAGGCTGCTACAAAACAGTACGTTGATACTGGCTTGGCTTCTGCTGGAGGGGCACAACCGATAGGTGGGTTCTTGGCATTGAACATTCTTCCTGCCAGCACCTACACTTGGACCCAGTACACCATTGCAAGCGTCAACCCTAATCCCGGAGTTAACTGCCCCGACAACGGGCTAGGCTCGACTAACACTAAGTTCTTCAGCAACTTCAACAACAGGGCACTGAAGAACGCACCATCTATTTTCTCTGTCACGACCTACTCCTCTAGTTCACCCCCGCCGACAGCGATCAGCTTTCAAGTGTGGTGCTGGTATCCGATCATGTTCGCTAAGTCGATGACCCTTTCGTACATTGGGGTGGACTGCCAACAGTCGGTGGCTGGCGCTCCTTGGGGACAGGCCAGACTCATGCTGTACTCCAACAACAGCACTACCATGGCCCCCGCAACGATGCTGGTAGATGGTGGCATTCAAACGCTACCAGTGACCTTCTCAGCGCCCCGTGGGTTGGGCTTGTGGTTCAACATACCCTACACGGTTCAGGCAAATACCCAGTATTGGATCGCCATGAACGTGGGCCTAAGCACCGGCTCCACATCGAACACTGTCTCGTTCCGGTTCAATACGATGCAGGTCGAGACTGACTACATGGCCCTGTACCACTCGATTGGTACTTCAGGTGGAACTACGTTCACCTCATCTAATGGTGGAAACATCGTCTGGGTCAGTGATGGAACAGGGGGCATGGCTGCTCCGGGTTCTCAGCTACTCGCCTCCGGTCTACCGGGAAACAATCCGGGAGTACAGCGAAACGGAATCTCCCCTAACTACGCCTCCCTCACAAACACTCGGATGCCCATGTTCGGGTTCTGCACCTAACCACAGGAAACTTCAATGGCATATGCAATCAACAGGTACACGGGTGACGGGACTACTACGAACTTCGTGTTCACCTTCTCGTACCTTGTATCGTCCCACGTCTTGGTGTACGTCAACGGGGCGCTTCAGACTGAGACCGTGAACTACACGGTGTCTGGTTCCACGGTGACATTCACGTCAGCGCCTGCTGCTTCCGCATTGATTGTGGTGAAGCGATCCACAAGTCAGTCTTCACGGATGACCACCTATGAGGATGGAATCACCCTGTCCCGTAGTGCCCTCGAAACAGATTCCAAGCAAGCCTTCCAGATGGCTCAGGAAGCCCTCGACGGACAGGGGTCTGGTGAGAACCTCCCTAAGTCCTATGTGGGCAACTACTGGGACGCTGGAAGCCTCCAGATCAAGAACCTCGGGTATCCCACGGTGACCACGGATGCCGCTACGAAGTCCTACGTTGACGCCTCGATCACCACGGTGATTGGTGGTGGCTCTGTGGACCTCTTTACGAACACCGTGTCGGCTGCGAGGAACAACGCGGGTGGCTCCACGCTCGGTGCGTACAGCACAGGGATTCCGCTGGGGTACACAGGGACTGGCCTGATGGCCACCTATGTGGGCAACTACAACAGCTACGCCCAAGTGGTGTCCCATAACAGCAGTAACGGGAACAACGCATCCTCGGACTTCACGGTCTCCACGGATGCCTCTACGGACTCTTCCAACTACGGTAACTTTGGGAAGAACTCCAGCGGTTGGACAGGGGTGGCAGGTACTGCATCGTTCAACGCAGCCAACATGGTCTACCTGACCTCCACGGGCGCTGACTTGGCGATCGGTACTACCTCAGCGAACACCCTGCGGTTCTCTGTGAACAGCGCCTCTGACTTCCTTACCGTGGATTCCACAGGGGTCTATGGTGGTACAGGAGTCACCACCGCTGCCACTACTGGTGGAAGCGCCACTGCACTCGCTCGCTCTGGCGACTATGGGTTCGGAAGGTCTGCATGGGCGGCAACAACCGGGACTAACTTCACCACCGACCTTAACGTGTCTGCGGTGTACCGGACGCTCTCTGGTGCAACAGGCGGCCCAACCACATTCAGCGGTGTGGTCTGGCAGGCAGGGTTTGACGGCACACCCACGACCATCTACATGGCTGCTGGTGGTTCTGGATCGGCCCAGAGACTGGTTGTGGGCTGGAAGTCTGGTGCTGGTGCTACACCTACATGGCGCGAGTTCGCTCCACTGGACACACCTAACTTCACGGGCAACGTGGGCATGGGGGGAACCAGCACCACCTACAGGCTTCAGCTTGCTGGTAACGCTACGGGTGGTGTCACGACAGGCGCTATCAACATTGCCAGCACAGTGGCGACTGATAGCACCACCAACAACTACGGAATCATCTGCGTACCCACTACAGCGGCTTCTACATGGACTCTTGGAAACCACATTGGGTTCCTCTCAGGAGTCAATGCGGGTGCTGGATCGACCATCACCAACGCTATGGGCTTCAGGGCTTCTTCGCTGCTGGGCACTCAGGCCACAAACGGCTATGGCTACTACGGTGAGATTGCGTCGGGCACAAACAAATGGAACCTCTACATGCTGGGGACTGCTCAGAACTATCTGGCAGGAAACCTCGGTATTGGTTCTGGTAAGACAGCCCCCACTTGCGCTCTCGATGTGAATGGTCTGGTGGCTAAGTCAGCCGCTAACTCGTTGACTGCTCTTGGTACGAACTTGGCAACTGCCTTGGCTCTGACCGCTGCATACAACGTATGTACCACGGTCGGCGCTGGTACTGGTGTGGCTCTGCCTAACGTGGTTGGCGCTCAAATCTGGGTGTTCAATAACCAAGCAACTAACGCTCTGCTGGTCTACCCTCCCTCGGGTACGGTCAACGGTGCAGCTTCGTTCTCCCTCGCAGCGAACGCAAAGATGATCTTTGTTCAGATCGCCGCTGGTGTCTGGTATTCCCTGTCCTAACCTTTCCTCTACAGGTACTGCAATGGATCGTCCCGTTTCCTCCAAGTTCATGGGCCATGAGTATGAAATCAAATGGTTTCCCAAGAATGAGATCACACTCAACCCGGAGGATACGGGCGCTCCTGTAGCGATCCGTTGCTTTGGGTTAACCGACATGGAGAACCTGACCATCAGTATCGAGGAGGGGATGCCTCCCACCCTCGAAAAGGCTGTACTGGTGCATGAGGTCTTGCATCAGTTGTGTGCATCCTCTGGCTTAGGGTTAGACCCTGAGTTGGAGGAGAAGATCGTTACCTTCTACGGTGAGGCTATCCACGCTCACGTTCAATCCAACAAATCCTTCTGGAGATACATTCTCCGTAACCCAAAATGATCAACGACTCAGACCTCAAATCACTGGTGACCTCAGGCGTATTGGGAGCGGCTATCGGCTTAGGCCAGCTACTCGCATCAGGGGACCAGATCAAAGTGCGTCATGCACTCGGTAGAGCCATGGTGTCCTCAGGGATCGCTATGAGCGCCTACTCGGTGATGGCCTTCTGGCCTGACGCACCACCCCTCATGCTTGTCGGTATCTCCTGCCTCCTGTCCTCATTGGGGACTTCAGGTCTGACGATGTTGGCGAAGCGCCTCTTTAACACAGCTAATGTTACCGTTCCTAATAACGTTAAGGAGACCCTGTAATGCCTATCATGGACTCGCTCCTCAAAGCCTTGGGTGGTGGTGGCGACAAGAAGCCAATGATGTCCAACATCTCCCCAGACAAGAAGACCGGCTCACTCATTGACAAGGAAGACCACAAGGCGTGGCTCGACTACAAGTCTGGTGGTGGCTCTGCCTCCAGCAAGGCTGAGTGGATCGCCAAGGGTAAACCCGAAAAGGATGACGAATGACCCGCAAGACCACTAAGGACCTCGGCAACGTCTTCGATGACTTCGTAGAGACCTTGGCAGACATCGCCAAGAACGGCGAAGAGGAAGTCACGAAGGACGGTGATGTCGTCCGCATCAAGCCTAAGGCAGCAACCCTCGGGGTCATCCGGCAGTTCCTGAAGGACCAGAACATCACCGCTTCGCCTGAACACAAGGGCATCAAGAAGCTGCTCGATGTTCCCTTCAGCATCGAGGACGACTACCAAGAACCCGATTCATCTTCATCATCAAGGATTCAATAAATGGCATTCGCTTACGCAGACCTTAACCACCCCTACAACCAAGCACTTGCAGTGACCCCCTCGGACTCCGTTGATCTCCCCGGTGGTCTCACCCGTGCGGTGTTCATTGGTGGTTCGGGCAACCTGACGGTGACCATGAACGATGGAAACAACGTCACGATGGCTGTCACCACTGCCTACCCCATGATCCCGATTCGCTGCCGTCGCATCCTGTCTACCGGAACTACGGCTACCAACATCGTTGCAATGTACTAAGGAACCGCTGACATGATGGAGGATACTGTCAGCGCCCTCACAGACGAACACGATCCCCGGCTCAAGGGGTTCAAGTTCTTCTGTGCCGCCCTTTGGTCAACCCTCAATCTCCCGCAACCCACTGATGCTCAGTACGATATTGCGGACTTCCTTGAGAAGGGACCAAAGAGGCGAATGGTTCAAGCCTTCCGGGGCGTTGGCAAGTCTTGGCTGACCGCAGCCTACGTCCTGTGGCGTCTGTACCTGAACCCCAATGAACGCATCCTTGTGGTGTCTGCCAGCAAAGAC